CCTATGACGTAATAATTAAGTTTATTACAAAACCTTAATAGTTCCCAATCAACTTTTTTATTAAATCGGGATTTACCAAATGTCATTAATGATACCAGTTCATTATTGTAATATAAACCTAATTTAATATTAGATCCTATTGATCCTTGAAGATGGTTTTCATTTAAAAATATTTTAGAATCTTTTGGTGATATTTCTTTTATTTCACATTTTCTGGCAAATATTTTTTGTGATTTATTTAATTTATTTTTAATAATAGATTTCCAAATATTCGATTTTTGGTCATCATATAATTCATTTTCAAAGATATGTAAAAGTTGAATTCCTTTATTATTGCATTTAATAGTTTTATTTAAGTGATAATTTTTATTTTTTCCAAATAATTCAGAATGGTGGAATAATCCGTTAATTTCAATTGCAAGATTGTAATCTGGAACATAAATATCAAGTTCTAAAGGTTTGATAATAGATCTTGAATTAGAAATAACATTATTATTTAATATTTTAACATATTCTGTAAATTCTTGTTCAATTAAAGATTTATATTTTTTTGGTGTAAATAATTTTAATTTTATTAATTTATTTGCAATTGGTTTATATGATATATTTAATTCATTAGCTATAGTCATTAATGATTTAGATTTAAATTGATCTATAATCCATTTATCATTATTAATTAATTTAAAACATTTTAATAAATCATCATCTGATAATTGGCTTTTAGTTCTTTTTTTAAAATAATCAAATGTTTTGGTATAAGATTTATCTCCGTATTTTTTTAAATTTGTTTTTTTTATTTGATTTGATATTTTTTTAGAACTATGTAATAATCCACCATGTTTTTCTAAATTTGTATTTTTTATTTGTTTTATATTATTATAATTTTCATTTCCGTATTTTTTTAATTTTCCTTTTTTAATTAAAATGGTATGTTTTTGTATATCGGTAGTAGATTTATTTTTCCAAGTTTGTTTTATTTTTTTAGAATTATTATAATTTTCATTTCCATGTTTTTTTAAACATATTTGTTTTATTTTTTGTTTATTTTGGTATGGATTTTCATATCCGTATCTTTCTAAATTTGTATTATATCTTTTTTTTAAAGTTTCTGGTGCTGATTTAATACATTTTTTGCAATATTTTTTATATGTTTTGTTTCGCCAATCCCAATGAGCTGGTAAAATGTTGCAGGTATCACATAATTTTAATTTAAATAGATTATTTCTAATATACCATAAACGTTCTATCGGTTTAATATTATTATCTAAAAAATTTGTTTCTTTAATTAATAATTCAATCAATTTAATATTATATCTAATAATATTTGATATTTTTTTAGTTTGAGCATATTTAGCTAAATCCTGAAGTTCTTTAGAATATTTCTTCATTTTTATGAATTTTCTAAACATTTATTATAAATAATAATAAACTATTAGACATAAAGTTGTAAACTTTAATTTATGGAGAAATTTAATGAGTACAATTAATAATATTGGTATTCCAGGTGTACGTGAAATGGGTATCATGCAACCAAAACTTAAACACAAATGGAGAGTAACATTTGCAAGTTTAGGTGGTGAAGTTGATGCTAAACCTGTCGGTGCTCAAGCAGTCCAAGTTGAGAGACCAAAACTTTCATATGATGAAGTTGAATTGAATAGATATAACTCAAAAGCATGGGTTGCTGGTAAATATACATTTGAACCTGTGACTATTACAATAGAAGATGATATTTCTGGTACAGCGACACAGGTTATTAGTGCACAACAAGATTTACAACAATTTTTAATTGGGGCTGAAGGTGCATATTTACAATCTGCTCCTGAAGGTGCATTATATAAATTTGTTTGTACTATGCAAAATTTAGATGGAAGTAATCAAGTAGTTGAATCATGGGTCCTAGAAGGATGTTGGTTACAAAATGTTGATTGGGGAGATTTAGATTATACTGCATCAGATGCAATACAAATTACAATGACAATCAGATTTGATCATGCTAGACAAATTGTTCATGGTTATGCTGGCAATGGTGGTCAAGGTGGTGAAGGTGAAGCATTAAGTGGACAAGGTGTAGAACCTTCTGCAGTGGCAAGTTAAAAATTTCTTTTTATTTTTGTATTTTATTATAAATACTATAGTAAGGATATAAAAGGATAGGATAACAAGGATTTAGTTTTCACGGATGAATTGTTATATGGAAATTGGGAAAAGGCTTAATAGAAATATTAAGCCTTTTTTTATGCCTGTCAGCAATTATAAATATATAATAAAGAAGGATATTAATTGTATGGCTAAATTTTTAAATAATATTACTAATGCTTCATCTGTTATAAAAGATGTTACAGAAGCAACTGCTAGAAAAGATAAATTAAATGAAGCTGCTAAAATTGCTAGATCTAAACAATTTAGAGATTTAGCTGGATCAGAAATTGGCAAAAAATTATCATTACTTAATTATGTATCTAAATTTGTGGAAAAAGGAGATATAAAAAAATTAGCTAATATTGCTGGTTCTAATCTTGGTATAGATCCAGCATATGTTAAAACTGCAAATAATATTATTACTACAGTACAATCTATAGATCCATCAGGAATAATTGATTCTATAGGAAGTTTACCATCATTTGGTGATGCAGCTACTGGATTAACTAATTTAACTACAAATACGGTAGAAACATTACAAACTGCAGATTATGGTGCAATAGGATCTGCTGCATCAGCTGCTTTAGGTATTAATCCAACATATGTTGGACAATTACAAGAATTATCAAATAGTATTTTTAATGCAATTAATACTGATTCTTTAGATTCAATTGTAGATTCTGCTGGTATTGGTGGAGTATCTGAAGGAGCTGATGCAGTATTATCATATTTAGGAATTAATACAAGTGGAATTCCAGATGTGGCAGATGTATTTCCAGAAAGTACTATGGCTGCTACAGATATAGCATCAGATTTATATTTTGCCACTGCTACAGGAACTATAACTGATGCTTTAATTATAGAAGCATCTGGACAAATAGAACAATTAGAAACTAATATAGATAAGGTTTTTAAAGAAAAAGTTACTAAAAAATTACAAAATATTGAATTAGATTTATCTGATAAGCAAGATAAGCCTTCTAATTTTGCTAGAGATTTTGTATCTGAGGCTGTTTATCCTAAATATAAATCATTATTTGTTGTTCAATTTATATTTAATGAAGATTATATTGATACTTTAGGAGAAAATGGTATAGGAACAGCATTTGTTGTAAAAAATGCACAAAGACCAAATATTAATATAGAACACGAAGAATTTAATTTATATAATTTTAGGACTAAAGTTCCTAAACGATCAGAATATCAACCATTAGAAATGACTTTTTGGGATGATAATAGTAATCAATCTACTTCATTTTATAAAAAATATTTAGAATTAATTGTACCGAATTCTAGAATAGATGAAGGTGCAACAGAATTATATGAAGATTCTACTTTTAATTTTGCAGAAGGGTTAAATTCTTCTTCATATCAATCATTACCTGGTCTTAATGGTCATAAAACAATTTTTAAAAGAATTAATTTGTATCACATTTATAATTTTGGAAAATTTGTAACAGCATATAAATTTTTTAATCCTAAAATAACAGAATTGGCTTTAAGTGAATTAGATATGGAAACATCTGATTTATCTGATATAAAATTTACGTTTACATATGATGGGTTACATATAGATACTAATGAAGAAGGTAAACCTTTAAGAACAGATGGAAAATATAATATTGCTAATTATTCCGGTGAAGGTAGAAATGCTTTATTTCCGTTAAAATATAATGATAATGGAAATACCAGATTAGACAATATAGCTGCTGTTACTGATTTACCATCAGATTTATCTGTTTCTAGTTTTCTACAAAGTGGCGGATCTGGTAATATAGAACAAGTATTAAATGGTGCAAAAACAATATTACAAGGTGTAGGCATTATAGTTTAAATTGAAAAAAGATAATTTTAAAAAAATACAACAAGAAATATTAAAGAAAAAACCAAAATCAAATAAAAAATCTCATTGGAAACAAGGAAAATTTATTCCTAAACATCCAGAAAAATATTTAGGATCTATCGATAATATTACATATAGGTCCGGTTGGGAATTAAAAATGATGAATTGGTTAGATTCGGGTAATCCAAATATCATTTCATGGAATTCTGAAAGTGTTATTATCCCATATATTAAACCAACAGATGGCAAAATGCATCGATATTTTGTAGATTTCTATTTAAAATATAAAAATAAAAAAGGCCAAATTATTCAAGAAATAATAGAAATAAAACCATATGCTCAAACTCGTCCTCCAAGAAAAAAAAGTAAAAATCAATTAAATGAAAATTTAACTTATGCAATTAATTGTGCTAAATGGGAATCAGCTGCTAGATGGTGCCGTAAACGTGGATTAAAATTTAGAATTGTTACAGAAAAAGAATTATTTAGATAATAGTATCAATATTCATATAAGTTAATAAATAATTATATGAGTAAAAAATTAGATGAATTATTTAATGTTGTAACAGATGAAATTATTGATTATGATGATATGGTATCAGTAGATGATGAAATTGTTACTTATGATTCTATAACTAAACTTCCAAGAGTTATTGTAGAACACGAATCTTATGACCAAAAAGATAATGAAATAGAACATCAATTTGATGAAATATATGATAAAGCTATCAATGCTTTTGATACACAAGTAGAAGCAACCGAAGATATAGAAGGCCGGTATATGGCTCGCAATAATGAAGTTGCAGCTCAATTTTTATCTACAGCATTAAATGCCGCAAAAGAAAAAGCAAATTTAAAATCACATTCAGATAATTTAAAACTTAAAAAAGAAGTTATTACAAAAGAACACAATATAACAAATAATAATTTAATTATTGATAGAAATCAATTATTAGATATGCTTAATAATGAAGATAAATGAAAAATATCCAAAATATTATAAATAATTCATCAACTTATAATATTATTAATTATGATATTTGTAAAAATAATGCTAGTATATTTTTATCAAAATTTATTAAAATAGATCGGAAATTTGATATACAAGTAGCAAATATATTTAATAATTTTAAAATTGACAAACATACTAAATTAAATCTATTTAATGAATCATTATTAAGTAAGCATTTTATATTAGTTTTATTAGGTTTACATTTTATATTATTTTCAGATAAAAATGAAAATATTATAGTTACAATTAAAAGTCCTAATGAAAAATACAATAAATATCTTATAAAAGTTTGTTCAACAGTATTATCTAATATTATTAAAAATTGTAGTTTTAAAGAACAATTAAATTTACCAATAAAATATAATGCTCTTGAAATTTTATTTTATTCAGCTAATATTAAAACAATACTTAATGATTTTATATTACCAAAAGATGAAAAAAATACTATTATAGAAATAAATTATACTGAAGAAAATCCTAAAATACTTGA